CATTAAATTGCATAGAATCAACTATTTCTATTTTAGAAGCAGCACCAAGGCGAGTTTCTTTTTCCTCTTTAGCTTTTTTTATTCTATCTAATGGAAACTCTATTACATTATTCATACAAATTTTTTAAGTGCGCCTTTCTTACTTTGACTTGAATCCAAGCGTTATAATAATCATCTCGAATTAAAGCATTTCTTTCAATTTGCTCTTTTAATTCTAAATAAGCACACTCGGCTTTTGTTTTGCATAAATGTAATATTTTTCTTCTAAAGAAAACGCTACCAATTTCTTCAACGTCTTTTTTTAACTCTTCATTAGATCCATAATAAGTTTTCCAATCTGACTCTGCCTTATAACGTTTCTTTTTCTTATTTACTTGGCGAGTTTTCATTGACCAAAAAAACTTTTTACCAATATACTTCTTACCATTCAAAGTATTTTCTATTTCATAAACAAATCCATAAATTTCTTTAGGATTCAATTCACCTTCTTCTGGATCAAATGCTGTTTCCCTGGGAGGTAGACCCGATATATTTTCTTCAATTAACCAATGTGTCATAAGTAATCCATATAGCAGTTATATGGATTATTTATAGGTCAATATCCTCATCATATTCTAATTCGTCTTCTACATAGCCGCAAAATGGACAATATAGTGGTTTATCTAATAGATTGTCTTCGTCCCATGTAACCATATATTCTGCGTGACAATCTTCGCAAAAATATTCGATAGTACGTTTACTTCCCATGTACTTTAGATTCCTCCTACTATTGCTGATTTACCCCAGACTTCTGCCCAATCACCAGTGAGTGCACCACGGGCATAGTCAGTTGCTCTATTTTCGAAAAAGTTTGTATGAGTAGGAGCATTAATCATTTCTTCTACCCAGAGTAATGGATTTCTTTTTACTTTAAAAATACCTTTTAGTCCAAGACTAATTAATCGACGATCGGCAATATATCGAATATACTTCTTCACATGTTCGGGTTCTAATCCTTCCATTGGACCCATTGCAAAAGCAAGATCAATAAATTTATCTTCTAATTCAACCATTTTTTCAGCAATGGTATAAATTTGTGATTTCAAAGAATCATTCCATAACTCAAGGTTTTCTTCGACATATGTTCTAAATAATTTAATCATAGACTCAGCATGCATTGTTTCATCAACAATAGACCAAGTAACAATTTGTCCCATACCTTTCATTTTACCGTGACGAGGGAAGTTGAGGAGCATAATGAAGGACGAGAACAATTGCATACCTTCAGTGAATGCCGAGAACGCCGCAATGTTCGTAGCAACGCTTTCTTTTGTACCATTTGCGTTCGACAAATCTGTAAAGTAATCGTGTTTGTCTCGCATTGCTTCGTATTCGAGGAATTCGTTGTATGTTGATTCCGGCATACCAAGTGTTTCAATAAGGTGCGAATACGCTGCAACATGTAAGGCCTCTCTAGCAGCAAAGCCTGCTAACATCATTCTGACTTCAGGTTGTGGAAAATAAGGTAGATAATTATTTACGTATCCACCAGCTACGTCAATATCTCCTTGTGTAAAGAAACGGAAGATATTTGTAAGGAAAGCTTTTTCTTCGTGTGACAATTTCTTTTGCCAGTCTTTTACGTCTTCGGCCATTGGTACTTCGGTATGTAACCAATGCGATTGTTCATGTTTTAACCAAGCTTCATATGCCCAAGGATAGTTAAAAGGTTTGAAATAAGATCTTTCGTCCGTCAAATTTGTTTTCATTTTAGCCCTCACACGCTAAACAAGTTGATTCTTCTGCTAATGTACTTACATCTATTTCTTGAATAATTTCCCTTTCAATACGTTTCGATACTCTATCTGCCTTTCCTAATTTTTCCGATCGGCAATAATATAAAGTCTTAAGGCCAGATTTCCACGCTAAATAATGAACAGCGTGTAAGTACTTAATGTTCACGTCAGGTCTAAAAAATAAATTTAATGATTGTGCTTGGTCAATAAATTCTTGTCGTTTTGAAGCATGATCTATTAACCAACGTTGATCTATTTCCATTGCTGTTTTGAATACAGCTTTTTCGTCTTCACTTAAAAATCTTAAATGTTGAACCGATCCATCGTTTGAAATTATCGACGACCAAATTTCATCGTACTCAGTTTTTGTTTCGCCAGAATCCAATTTGCTTTTAATAAGGTTATCCAAATACTTATTTTTATTGAGATACGCTCCACTAAGGGTGTCTTGCCTGTAAGCATTTGCACGAAAAGGTTCAATGCTAGGTGAAGTGTTACCCATAATAATAGAAGAAGAAGCATTGGGAGCAATAGCCATGACATGACTAAACCTTCTTCCTGTACCAGCTGCATCAGGCGCTTCTCCTCGTTCTTCACCCAATTCCAAATTTGCTTCATCTAATTTACTCCTAATGTGTTTAAACATTCTAACATTAGCGCTGGTTGCTTGCCAAGATTCCCATGCAATATTACCTTTTTGCAAATAAGCATGAAAACCAAGTGCGCCAATTCCAATGCTTCTTTCTCTCATTGCAGAGAACTTTGCTCTAGCAACTTGATCAGGAGCGTTATCGATAAAGTGTTGTAATACATTATCAAGCATTTCAGCCATATCTTTCAGAAATTGTGGATTCTTACTCCAAGAATCATAATGCTCAAGATTGACTGATGATAAACAACATACGGCTGTTCTTTCATTATTCGTTGGAAGAATAATTTCTGAACATAGATTTGATTGATGGATTTTCAATCCAAGTTCTTTTTGAAATTCAGGTAAATTGCGATTACTTGTATCAATATAATGAATATAAGGTTCGCCCGTTTCCATTCTTAATTCTAATATTTTTTGCCATAATGCACGAGCTGAAACAGTATCTCGAATTTCACCTGAATGCGGATCAGTTAAATTCCATCCATCATCGGCATCTGGATCTTGTGTACATCGTTCTACTAACTCCATAAAACGATCAGTAACATTAATACCATGATGTAGATTTAAGCATCTAAGATTTTGATCGCCCGTAGGTTTTCTCATCTCAAGGAACATTACAACATCGGGATGAGAAATGTCAAGATAAGTAGCGTAACTGCCCCTGCGCGTGCGTCCTTGGCGATACGCGAGGCACGATGCATCGTAAGTCTTGAGATGAGGCATAACACCAACAGACTTATCATCACCGGAACGGATCCCAAAACCAATGCCAACGCCACCCCCAAGCATAGATAGCCAATTTGTTTCAGATAGGTTATCAACTAATCCCTCCGCCGTATCAGGTATATAATTTAAAAAACAAGAAATTGGCATACCTCTTTTTGAACGGCCATAAGACAATATTGGCGTAGAATAAGATAACCAATGTTTTGAAGAATATTCGTATAAGCGTTGAGCGTGCTCTGGGTTTGAAGCAAATGTAGAACTTACATATGCAAATCTTTCTTGAGGAGATGTTTCATCATCTCTCATATAACTTTCTTGCAATCTATTTAAGCCGAGTGTATCAAAAAGTTCATCGCGGGAATAATCAATTTGAATTCCCATATAGTCGACTTTAGCCATATCTTTTTCCTTGTAAATTATAGACCAGTCGACAAACTGATATCGACGTATTAGTGCATATTAGATAGTATTATTATATATTATTTTCGTCACTTTGTAAATAACAAATGATTAATTATTTTTCTGTATCTTCAAATTGAGGTAGGTTAACAACGGTTTCATCTTCAATAATTTTAATAATTGTTTCAGTTAAACGAAGATCAGCTTCAAGCCAAGATATTTTTACTTGGAGTTCTTTTAAATGATCTAAATAATATTCTAATTCTTTTTGTTTACGAGCCCTAAGAGCTCGAGCGTCTTCTAAAGATACTATAAGACCATTTTCATCATTCATTTTGTAATGCTGCTTGAGCTTCGGTTGCTCTAGCTTCAGCTGCAGCACGTTCTTCAGAAAAATCTACTGCCTTTTCATAATATAGTATAATTTCTTTTTGCTGAAGAATATATCTACGAAGTTCTTGTAGATTAATGGAAAGATTTTCATAACTAGGAACACTGGTCGCAACGAAAACTATTTGACCATTGTCTTCTTCAAATTCTTCTAAGAACTCATCTAAATTATCTGGCGTAACTACATAAAATTTTACGTCGTTGAGTTCTACCGGTTGTGGGGCTACCGGTGTTTGAATATTTGGATATGTTACTTGAGTTACAGTAACTATTCGTGGTTGCGGGTCTGGCTTAGGGAGAAATAATGAACAACTACTCAGTAGTAGCAGGCTCAAGATCGCTAACAGACGTGTTATTTGTTTTTTCTTCAATTTCTCTAAAAACCTCATATGTTCCATTGTTTATTCTCGTTTGTATCAATCCCGGACGTGCAACTGCTAAACGAGTTAAATCATGTCTAGCAAATTTGCTTCTCATTTCATTCAATCCAGCATTAGCTTCTTGAAGACTTGCTTGTAATTCAGTGGTAAGTTGATTTTGTTTTTCTATTTCAGCTTGCATAGCTTCAAGCGAAGCTGATTGCTGTTCTAAAGCTGTGTCTAATATAGCCTTTTCAGCAGACAACCTTTGTATTGTTGCTTGTGTTGTTTCATAATAGTATTTAGCACCGTAGATAGCTCCACCTACGATACCTAATACAAATATGAATGCATATAATTTTAACATTATGCCAACCTAACCCTCACAGTTCCACCATTATCGTAATATGCTTGACCAATTGCCACACCAGCTGTGGCAGCATTTGCTTCGTTTGTATATGGTCCAGGCAATTGCCAACCAGATCCATCAATGATATTTTGTACGGTAGTTGAATTATCAATCGATTGATTAATAGTTGTACGAATTGGTTCAGCGTTTACGTGAAGTTCTGGGCCTGATCCAGCATCCAATACAGATATGCTATCATCATTCGTACCAAGATATATTGTACTTGACGAAAGATATAGATGTCTAAATTTTAATTCAGGAGATCCTAAATCGTATGTAACATTGGTATCTGGAATTAAGTGTCCACCAATTGTAGAATCAGCAGTTGTAGTAATTCCACCAGTAGTAACATTCAAGGTAGTAGTTGCACCACGAGTAGTAACTGATTGAAGCGTGTCTGTCTCGGCAAAATTACCACCACCTGAAGTTACAAGTTCTTGTAATTTACCAGTGAATGGGTTTAATCTCCAAGCCATTACGATGTCCTCTCAACAGTAAGTAAGTTACCAGAACCATCGTATGTCATTGATAATACAGCAACAACTGTACCCATTGATCCACCTAATTTGTATTCTACAGTAATTAAATTACCTGAACCGTCGTAAGCATTTTGAATAAAGTCATGAGCTGGAATGCCTAATGGATTCGACATATCAGTGACTCTATCGTATTTTCCTAAACTCATTTCTTATTCCTCTCTAACATGTCTTTAATGTGTTTAAGACCTAAAGATCTTTTATACATTGAATCGGTATCTTCTCTTTTTCTTTTATCTCTACGGGTGTAGGTAAAATCACTTTTTTTATGTGGAGTTAAATCAACACCTCCACCAGCTACAGCATTTGCCGCCGTTTCATTTATATATTCTTTGAATCCTATCATTTTACAATATCTCCAGGATTTACAAATATTTTTTGTTGTGTAGCAACATGAATAACTTCATATATTGGAACACCTAACATATCTCCTATAGGATAGCAATTTTCATGAACCATAATCTGGCTTTTCTTATATGCTATATATTCACCAGTTTTTGGAGATGGTAAATCATCTACTAAAGTATAAATGCCAGGATAAAGTTGATTATTCTCAGACATGTACCAAGTTGATTCAAATAAATCTTGATCAAAATCTATTTCCATTTCATCTAAAACTCTTTGAATTGCTTCGTCTGTCATACCGGTTTCTTCTTTAATTAAGAATAAGGCCGTTGCCCAAGACGCAAGTCTAGTTTTACCAAATGGAAGTTTATTGAGGAGTCTTTTAATATTAAAAACTAAACGATGGAAAACAGTGTAAGCGGCTTTCTCTTCAGAGGTTTTTAATTGCGCTGATTTTTTAAGTAGCTTACCATCTTTATCTAATATACCTAGTTTATAAGCATCGGTATCTTCCCATTTCGAAACGAGCAATTTGATAAATCGATACGCATAAAATAAATCTGCTGTTCTTGAAATGATGCTCATATGTTTCTTAACTTTTCCACTAAGTGTTGGTCTAAACCAACTTCTATGCTATCTTCTTCTTTTATGTAATCTAAGTAAATAAGAATTGTTTTTATAATATCCCAATTACTTTGATTTATTTTATACCATAACATTCTTACCGCAGCTTCAATTCCAAATACATTTGCTAATATAACAACATGGTTAATTAATAAACGTTCTTGCAATTCTCCGCTTTGTCTATATCGACTAATAAGTCTTTTAATATACTTAAATCGATTTAGATCATCGTAAAATTCTTCAGCATCACTACATTGTTTATTTCTGTAATTGTTTGCTGCATATAGTAAAAAATTATCGTCATTCAATACTTCAAATAATTTCACAAAAAATCCTCAATATAAAGTTAACTCCTAACTTTATTTATTAAAGATTTTCTTAAAAAAACTTTTTTGTTCAGTTGAACGTGGATCTTCTTCGTTTAATGGAGCTGGTGAGTCTTCCTCCTCAGAAGACTCTTCAGCTACTTCTTCCACCTTTTTCTTAGGTGCGGCTTTAGCTTTTTTCTTAGTACCATTCCAAGCATCGATATCAGCTTGAGATAATGTTCCACCCTTTAGCTTTTCGCCTCTTGGGCTATAGTATCCGTCAGCTTTTGCAATGGAATCCTTAAGATATCCAGTTTTTGTTGCCATTTGTTACTCCTTATGAGTTATTTACTAATATAATATCGAATAAAGCACCGGCTGCTGCGGTATTACCACACAGCACTTGTATTTCAATATCTGTTTT